GTTTTAAATACAAGAGTACAAAACTCATTGTCTCCTACACATAAGTTATGAAACCAATAGTCTGATTCAGTTGCTCTGATACCAGATGGNTTGTTCCAACACTCATACTCTATACATATGTTACCTGTCTTCATCCACATGCCCTTCTCTGATTTAACTTCTATCTTCTTACCGGTTAGCATATCCTTTATCTTATCTTCTCTTATTTCTCCATACTCTAGGTCAATGTCAAACTTCTTTCTATCTTCTTTATTTGGTTTCATATTTATCCTCGTAAATATTTAAAATGTTCTTAGCAAATTCTAAATTTATTTTTTTCCATTCTCCTTTTTCTTCTTTCGAAAAGAAAGAAGCTATATCTAAAATTTTTTTTTCAGCTATTTTTTTATTTTTTACTTTAATAGAATGTATAATTTTAAAATCTCTTAAAGGAGTAGCTATATTATATTGATAAATTCTCTTTTCAGTATTAAATGTTTGTCCAAATTTAACCCAGTCTTGAATGCTTTCGCATATTAAAACATAAACAAACCCTTGATGAGGATACAGCTTAGCACTACAACAACCTTTTTTATATTTTTTTTCCATATGTTTTTTAAGTCCGGGTGCTGAAATTTTTTTCCCAGTTTTATTTTTAAGATATACTGAAGCCTGTCGTAATGAGATTCTTCTTTCTAAAATTTCTTTTTCTATAAATTCTAATTCTTTTATTTCATCTTTGATTACATCTAGTAGTCCAGTATCTTCATTAAAAACATATCCAAAATTTATAGTAGACGTTGCTCTTTTAATGGGTTTCACTCCAGTTTACTCCTATCTTGTATTCGCCATCAAGAGGACAACGAAGATTAAAATGTTCACCTGCTTTTATAATACTATCTACTGCTAACTCCCCTGCAAAATTAGCCTGAGTATCTTTTACTTCTATCTGCCACTCATCGTGAATGTTTGCTACAAACTTATAGTCTATACTATTTAATTTTAACATGTCATCTAATAGTATCAAGCCTTTCTTCATAACAATAGCACCTGCTCCCTGTAGTAAAGTGTTCAGGGCTGAGTGTTGGTTACGAACATAAAGCTTTCTACCATCTAATCCTTTGAGATATTTTTTTGTTGATGCTCTTTGCACTCTATCTCTAAGAGATTTAAATGNAGGTTTATTATCAAAGAAATATTGTCTAGCTCTTTTACCATCTGNTGTANTTCCTCCAACCACTTTACCAAGCTTNTCNTCTCCTGCTCCGTACATGAGTGCATAGATGAATGTCTTTGCCGTATCTCTAGATTTAAGTTTTGCAAGTTCTTGATTTGCTGTGTGGATATCTCCGTTGAGTATTTCATTTGTGTATTCCTCGTCATTCATATAGTGTGCTAACATTCTAATCTCAAGTCCAGAAGCATCAACGCCTAGTAAGACATTAGTATCTTCTACAATCCAACATGCTCTGCACTCTTTACCATAAGGNCTATGAGAGCTAGGCACTTGTGCCATGTTAGGATTTCTATGTGTCATTCTTCCGGTGATAGCACCATTAGGTATAACAAAGCCGTGNACTCTTCCGTCNTCTTCAGTCGCATCAATCCAAGAATCAATNTGAGCTATACGCTTTTGTAATAAAAGAAACTGTGCTATTAAGTTAGCTTCGTGTATGTGTGTGATTGCAGATAAAGTTTTCTCATCTACTATTGGTTGACCTGTTGGTGTAAACCTATCAGGCTTCCAACCAAAGTCAATTAGATATTCTCCTATTTGTTTTCTTGAACCAAGATTAAATTCTTGTAAAGACTGACGCATAAAAGGATTCATGTTTTGAGTATTAATACATCTAGCATACTCGTCATCTGTAAGACCACGCTTAGATAGTTCACCGTCTTTCTTTATATAAGGTGTAACTAATTTATCGTCAACCCACTTAGGCGTAAAAGTATTATGCACCTCATTTTCTATTGCTTGTTTCTTTTCTCTAAGTTCAGCAAGTAAAATTAAAGCGTGTTGAGTATCAAACTTAAAACCATTTGTTTCTTGTTGTTTAACTATGTCTGCTACACGAGTCTCAATCTCTACACAATCTTTACCAAACCCTTTACTTTCTTTTCTTAGTTCTTTTAATACTACTGCATTTAATTCTACATCTCTTACACAATAGGTCATCATGTCTTCTGAGTAGTTAAGGTAGTCAGAGAAATCTATTTTATGGTAGCCAAGTTTATATCCCCACTTCTCTAAGCTGTGTCCTCCATCTCTATTAGGATTAAACAACCTAGAAAAAACAAGAGTATCTATCACCGGTATATTAGATAAATCAACATCACTAAACTTATGTACCATAGGTATATCAAACCCAATGATGTTATGTCCTATCAAAGTATCTGCTGTTGTTAGAAACTCATAACCTTCTTGTAGTTTATCAGGTGGGAACTTATGTATCTCGCCTGTGTCTACATCTTGTGCAACGATACAATGTATCTTTGTTGCGTTAAGGTCATCTGTTTCTATATCAAATACTAACTGCACTAAAAAGCCTCATCTAAACTACCATCAAATTCAATATCATTATCAGAAAGTTCAGAGAGTCTTCCGGTTTCAGCATCATATATAACTCTACATGCCATGCCTACATCACCTGTGTATCTTGATTTAAGTATACGAAGTTTGGTTGTTCTAGCTTCGTCTTCATCATCTGATTGTTGATTTCTTTCCAATGCTATAACACAATCAGATAGTTGTCCAATACTATTTGAACCACGAAGATGAGATAAAGAAACCTCTATACCATTCTCGTGTCCTTTGTTACCGTCAACTCTACGCAAGTGTGAAACTAAAATGATACCTGCACCTGTCTCTTCTACCAAACTTCTAAGCCTAGTCATAATAGAATCAATGGCTCGTCTCTCATCTCCTTCATGCACAGCACTAACTAACATATGTAGATGGTCTACTACTACCCACTTACAATCACATCCTATAATCATAAATCTAAGTTTAGTAAAGATATCATCAATGTCATTCGTTCCAAAGTGTGAATGCACCCATACTCTATTACGATTGTCTCCGTCATAAAGTATATCAAACATCTTATCAAGTTCTTCTTTAGAAAACTTGTCGCGTTCTTGGTCAACATATAGTCTAGCGTTAGCTTCAATAGATAAGATACCATCAATGGTTCGTCTCCAATCTTCTTCTAATGCTATGATACCTACATTATCGTTGGTACTTTTAATAAGATGATGTTCAAGTTCTCTAGTTACACTAGACTTTCCAAGCCCTGTACCACCTGTAAGTGTTACAAGTTCTCCTTGTCTAAGTCCGTATAGCTTCTTGTTTAATCCTTCATAAGGATAAGGGACACTCTCTTTTCTTTCTCTGTTGTGGAACTTCTCTCGTTGTTCTGAAACATTTATAACACCAGAAGGTGTATAAACTTTTGATGCCCACCAAGCTTCAACAAATTCTTTATGTCTGTTGGAACGGAGCATATCATTGGGGTCTTTGTAACCGTGTGGTAGTGTCAGTATCTTAGCCTTACTAGGTTTAAATAACCTAGCAACTTTAATAGATGCTTCCTTACCTGCTTTGTCATTATCAAATGCAATGATTACATTTTCAAACTCTTCAAAGAACTCAAGGCTTTCTTTTATATCACGAACTGCACCTTGTGCACCACGCTTTATGGACACTACTGCCCACTTAGAACCCAAGAGTTCATAAGCAGACATAGCATCACATTCCCCTTCTACAATGGTAACATACTTACCACCTTTGAATAACTGTTGACCAAACAAACCTGTATCGTTGTAAGTTCCAGAGACAAAGAAGTCTTTATCTTTTACATTACGATATTTAGTAGCTGATAACTCATGCCCATTATAATATGGGTACAAATGCTTGACTACATTTCCTTGTAGGTCATGTACGCATTTAACTCCATACTTAGTAGCAGTTGCTCTGGATATTTTCCTATCTGTAAGAGCAGAAAATTGTCCTTCATCTACCATATCAGGTTTCTTGGTCGGTGTTGTCGTTGCTGTTTGCATATCCTTTCCTCCACATGCATCGGTATAACTTGGCATGAACTCACCACAACTGAAACACTTTGCTGAATCATCTTCGTTGATTCCAACAGCATCACTACTGTTACAAAGTGGACAAGGTTGAT